ACAGCACTATTGGAATTGATGCTAACAGTACAGTAATAATCGCCAGTTGCTAGTTGTTGATACAGGCTGGTTCTAGTTTTTTTATTTGTTTTCGATCTAAATTCAATAGGGCGATCTGTGTATTTTTTTAATTCATCGGCCACTTGCTTCCCCCAAGATTTCGCCTCCACATGCATTATACCAGCAGCAAATTCACCAGGTTCGACGATTAAAATTTTAGAACCATTCCGTCGCCACGGTTGAGGAAAATTTGGAAAAATACATAATCGATCTGCAGGCGCTACAAAATTTTGATTGAAATGTAAATGATTTCTCACTAATCTGTGCCACTTCTTATTAGCTTCTATAAAATTAGTATATCCACTATCAATGAACCAAAAAGGTAGATTATGATCTATTTTATCTACAATGATATGTTCATTGCCTACTGTGTTCCGTAATAGACAGTCTTCTATGCTGTTCGAAAAATCTCTACGCCGAATCATCGTTGCTGTTGGATCAATTTGTTGCCCAACGGTTTTGATAAAATATTGTTGATCACTATTCATATAGGCGTCAATGATATTTTCGGCACCTAATTTTTCTATCACATATTCAGCCTGTTTATGTATTTGGCTGAAATAATTTTTTTTGTAATTTTCTAAAACTGTGTTAACTTTACTACGCCATTCTATGACATCTGCAGAGATTCCCCTCACTAGTTTTTCTTTAAACTTATCACGGAATTTTTCAATATCAAATTTATGATGATCTCTTTTTTCAATGATAAACAGTATAGCTTCTGCAGTTTTACGCTCATTCAACTCAATATGTGCGCAATGATCTTTTAGATCTATGAGACTGATAAGATAGTGTGCGAGTTCTTTGTCGTTTACTAGTAATTTCATTGATTTAATATTTTCCATGCTGTGCCGTTGACAATTTCTTCGGATGTGAATTGACCGTAGGCGAGACTACGGCAGTGTTTTGATATCAAATCTTCGTCGGGATAATAAGGTGTAGTAATTTTTGTAAGATCAGTTAATGCTAAGGGAGATGCTGCACACGGCACAGTAACAAACGCCGGTACACCGTATATTACTGATTCTAATGCTGCAATACTGTTAAATGCCACTGTAGCAAATACTCCTTCGTCTAGAGCATCGAATATTGAATGATGCTGGCGAGCTGATCTACTGCCTTTTTCTCGAATTATAATTTCCATGTCTGTATGTTTTTTAATAGTTTCTATAGTTTTTATTAGCCAGGGTTTTTCACCGTTAACGTATGGATCCACATCATAGCCATAGAACACACATGATTTTCTGTTCGGTACAATTATTAAAATTTTTCTGCCTTTTTTCTTCCAATCTTTCCATTGGTATCGAGGATCAATTTTGCAAATTTCTTGCCATCGATCGCTGGAGTGTTTTTCTAGCCAGTGTTTTTGCAAATCATTTTTAACTATTCTGTGGAACAGTTTTCTTCCACCGGGATTGCCAGGACTTATAAAATTTCCAAAATATCCTGTATCTATATAATAGAAATCTTTTTTATCTTGCCAATGCTGATGTATCTGTTTTCTTTTAACGACACCTCTAAAAATTGAGGGCTTTTCTCCCGGTATCGATTGGCCAAATAATAAATCATCCATTCAGTAACATCTCCATGGCTTTGCCGTTTCTTAATTCTGAGTTATGAAATTGACCATAAGCTAAATGGCAGGCCCATGCATATAATTTATCTTGATCAGGATAGTAAGGTTCGTTTATTTTAGATAGATCTTGCAGACTAACAGGTGAAGCTGCATTAGCTGGTGCTAGAGTGAATGCAGGTATTCCTTGGAATACAGCTTCTGTGGCTGCTACACTATTAAATGTGACTAAGGCAAATACATCGTCATTGAGAGCTTGTTCTAATGTGTCGTTGACAGTTCTATCTAATCTTTTAGGTGCTCGCTCTCTAACTACCACGGGCCTATCTGTGAATTGTTTTATTTTGTTAACCGTATGCTCTAACCAGATGTCTAGATCATAGTCATAGAAACGCATGGGCTTTTCATCTGGCTTGGCTACTAATATCTTTCTGCCATCTTTCTTCCAAGGTTGAAACGTTTTGTTAAAATGTTTAAACCTATCATCTTTTCTTGGAACGATTTCACCGTGTTGTAGATTGTTCTTTACTATGCGATGCCAATATTTCCAACCGTTGGGATTTGAATCAGTTCTTTCGTTACCAAAATATCCTGTATCCATATAGTAAAAAGTTCTAGCATCTTCCCAACACTGATGCATCCACTTTTTCTTAAGGATGCCTCTTAATACTATAGGATCGGTGCTATCGTTGTAATTAAAATCTTCAGTTGAGGTCGTCTTAGTGTTGCATCCTTGTGCGAACATGTTGATGTATGGGTCTTTCCCATCCTTACTTAAAAAGATCATAAGCCGTGCTGTAGACAATAATCTACATAAATTTTTTCTCTATGCCACTCGTCGGCAAAATCTCCTTGGTCTGAAAATTCATGAAAGCAGGGGGTTCCTAGAGTATAGTGAACTAATTTTGCTGCGGGGTTCCACTCATATTCAATGTCTAACCAATTCCATTCTACTGGAAGTTCTCCAACTAGATCTTCAGTAAGCCAGGTAAATCTATGCACCTGTGCACCTGTGGCATTTTGTATAAACTCCGGAGTGACTACAGCATTGGCAGGGTGTCCACAGTTCCAAAGAATCACGCTTGACCAATTTTTACAGGGATAATCTTCATTTTTAGAACCGAGATATTTTTCAGTCATTTTAGTTTTATAGTCATGCTTGACAACCATAACTGCTTTTGATTCGTCTCGCAATGCCCACAGCTTCTCGATATCATCACGCAACAACATGTCACCGTCTATGAATATTGCCCAACCTTTGTATTCCATGAGATGTGGAACAAGGAAACGACTGTAGATAAAATGATTACTACCGTCAGTGTGTTTCTCTTCGTAGTCTTTTAGTATATTCAATGCCAGCGGATTAATACTCACTGGATGACTAGAATGCCTAATGATACTATTTGTGCATACGTGATATGCTATGGCTTCACGGGGGTCATACCCGATAAAAATTGGAATCATTTTCTTTCGATGTCCTCTTCAATACATTGTTCACCATATTGTATCTCTACAATTTTTAATGGGTGTTCGTAGGGATTGGTCAATTGATGCCACTCTCGAACTGCAACATGCAACTGATTGTGTTTATCTAACAGTGCAGGCGGTAGTTCAAAATCTAATGGGGTTGCTCTGTTAACGGTAGCTTGCCCTTCGCTGACAATCCAATATTCAGCACGTAGGTTATGGCGCTGCATTGATAAACTACATCCGGGATTTACAGTTAATTCTTTGACTTTCATACCGGGAACTTCGTGTAATACACGATAGTAACCCCACGGCCGTTCAGTTTTAGGAGCCTTCCATTCTTGGAGTATCCACGAACTAGAATTCATTTTATTTTCACCACCAACACCAAATACAAATGTTAAGTTGGAATCTGTAACATCCATTTCTGGAATATTATCTTTGGTTCTATCACCGCCATTGGCAAATATCAGTTCAGCATCGGGATAATGTGCTCGCACTTGTTGAATAAAATGTTTTGCTGATCCGTCATCGTCATTAAAGGTATAAACTTCGTCGACCATCGATAGATTATTGATGATACAGAGTCGTTCGTTCCACGGCATAAAGGCCGCGCCTTTTTTACGGACAAGCCAATCGTCAGAATTTAATCCAACAATTAACATGTCTCCTAGAGTTTTTGCAGCTTTGAAGTAGGCAATGTGCCCGGAATGTAGGGGATCAAATCCACCAGTAATTAAAACGATTTTCATGCAGATATTTATCTGCGTATATTATCTAGCATTTAAAGACTGGCGTCTTCTAGTCCAGATACTCGTAGTTTAACAATGTTGCTGAGATGCCATTGTTTTTGGTCAAGTGCTTTGATAATGCCCAGCCATTTGTTGCGTAGAAGAGCGAAATCGTTGATAATTTTTTCAAAGTCTACAACGTCAGCTTCACCTTCAACGAACTTTTCACAGTCCCTTGAAGATAAAGCTCGTTGATAATTTTCGAGATACTTGCGAAAATGTTGACTGCGAAGTCTACGAAGTTCAATATTTAAGTATTCAAGGATACCTTCAATTTCTTGAAGTTGATTAAAGCGTTCTTCCACAATGCCGGGCATCTGCGAACTTGCCTTCTCGATGTTACCCGCTATGCGGACATCTTGTTTTGCTTCGATTAACTCAGCTTCATAATAGGCCGCAGCATCTGGAATGTTGCTTATATCTTTACTAACCTTGTCGTACCAATTCATTTATTCCTCTTCGTCGTAGCTGTCTACATCTTCTTCGATCTCTTCACCGTCGATGGCGTATGTGATAGCTTCGTCAAGAAAAGGATCTACTCCTTGCAAACTGTCTAACACACTTTCTTTGATACCGTAGTCAAGCAATGTGTTTACAAAATCAGTGGCCACATCCGGTCTTTGTTTTTCAGGAATATGTCCAATTACCACATGCCATAGGTCAGCAATTAAATCTTCTTTCATTGAGATTCCTCCAAGTCTGGTTCAACTGTAGTAGTTATCTCAGATGTGGAAATTTCACCATGTTTGGAAATATCTTCCATGGCAATGTCTAGGCCGTCTTTCTCATTACGTTCCCAAGCCTTGCGGAACTGCTTGATGATCTCGCCGTCTTTGGTAGTGTAGACAAGGCTGTTACCTTCTTTCTTGAGCATGCCTTTGGCTTCGAACAGGTCGACTAATCCACTATATGGACTCATACCTGTTTCATAAGGAATCTCGACCTGCACACTTTCAAACGGCTTTGCATAACGAGTTTTCATGATCTTACAAGCAGCACGAATACCTTGCACAGTTGTGGTCTTGTTGCCATCAGCATCGAGTTTCAGTTTCAATTTACGCATGGCAACCACGATTGAACTGGCGTAGATAAAACCTTGACCGCCACTGATCTTGTCGTCTGGATCAAACATGTCTTGGCTTGCGTATGTGTGATTGGTTGCGACTAGACCAATACCTAGACTACCAAACATGTTTACACAATTACGAACCAGTGCTGTGAGTGCTTTAGGTTTACGGCCCATGTCACCTTTGAGATCCCCGGCTTGAAACTGGTTAACATCAGTGGGAGTCAGTAACATTCCAAGACTGTCAATGATGAACAATACTTTAGGACGCTCGTCTTCTGGCATTGTCTTGTATTCTGCAACAAATTCTGTAATAGTTTTTGCCACATCGTCAATCATGGCCATGTTAAGTTTCAACAACTTATCTGGACTTGTATCAACTTCAAGTGCGTGTAACCATTTCTCGTCAAGCGCATTTTCTGTATCAATCAAGATCGGAAAGATACCTTGTGCTTGTGCATTCTTAACTAGATTGCCTGAACAGATAAAACTCTTACCTGCGCCACTTTCGCCTGCAAATACTGTAACTTTACCTAGCGGAATACCACGTTTAAAGTCTCCGCTAATAAGATAATTTAATGCATAGTTGTTTGTACTGACCCAATCAGTTGGGTCGTTAAAGCCAATACTTAAACCGTCAATAGATTTAGTAATTGACTTTCTAAATTTAGAAATATCAAATGCTTTTGCCATATTAATTGTCCAGGTCCATTGCGTTGTATTCTTTGATTAACGCAATTAATTCTTCTTCTGTGTTGCAGACTGTTTTAGAATTCTTCCAATCTTCTTTTTTGTCTCGTCCACCGATCTCTACCATCCAAGCGTTGTCATAGCGATTGATAGTAATCGATTCATTTACTTTTGATAATTTAGTTAGTTTTGCCATATTTTTCTCCAGAGATATGAAAGAGAGTGCGAGGCTTGCTCGCACTACTCTAGTTTAGTCTTATTACTTTTGACGATTGCGAATCATGGCAAGAATGTCTTGCGCACGACTAGCAGATTCTGTTGAAGCTGCCGGAGCGGCTGCTGGAGCGGCCTTAACTACAGGAGCTGGTTCGTCATCTGCATCTGCAATAGGAGCAGCAACAGCCGTTGGTCTATTAGGATCACCAGTGGCTTGGCTCATGCCTGCTGGTTTAAAATATTGTCCCCAACGTTCCATGTCATAGGCTTCACCATCTACAGAAGCTTCAAACATTTCTTTCATAACTTTAAGTTCAACATCAGTGGGTTTCTTTGGTAAGAATCCGCTGAGATCAAAAAGACCATGTGACTCTACTGCTGCGGTTTCTACATCAGTCAATGAACGCTCACGACGGCTCCACTTTGAAGTAGAGTAGTCAGCAAAACCACCTTTTGATGTCTTGGCAATACGGAAGTCCAGACCTTTCAAGTAGTCTGTTGGCAACTCATCCAATTCTGGATCCATCAATGCTGAACGGATAATAGCATAGATCTGAGGACCGATAATGAATCTACGGATAGGATTGTCTGGAAGTTTATCTTCCTTGAGCGGATCTTCAACAACAAATCCTTGGAAAATGTATGAACGCTTTTTCCAATACTTACGACCCATTTCTTCTAGTGATTTGTCTTTGAACCAACCACGCACTTCCGATAGGATCGGGCATGCTGTGCCGTCGTTATACATTTCCACACAGGGAACCTGTACCTGCACTGCTCTGCTATCTGTTTCACCTTTGATACCTGCGAACGGCAATTTGATCATTGCACGTTCTACCCAGAAAAATGTGTTGTTGGGATTACCGTCAGGTAAGAAACGTACGACAGCTTCTTTGCCTTCTTGCATGTTCCAGTGTGGGTAAATTGCGTTGTCTCCACCGCCGGTGGATTGTCCTGTGGACTTTGATTGTGCTTCTTGAAGTTTCGCACGGATTTCTGATAATGTTGCCATTTTAAATGCCTCCTTGTGTTATGCCTAAAATGTTTATATGCCTTATGCACATGTTTTATTATGCGCTTTTTATTTATCAAGGTCAATGATTATCTGCGTATTTTTTGATATTGTTTTGCCAAAAGAAAGGGCACCGAAGTGCCCGATCTAACTGCGACGAAATCTTTACATTCTAATGCCTTGACTAATGCCTGACAATTCTCTGATACGAGTTAATTCTGACGATTCTTCCTGACCAAGTGTTGAGTCGTCGTAGTTACCGTATCCACTGGTTTTGCTCTCATCGTCGAATCTCCAAGCCATTACATTGACACCATCAATGTATCCGCGAATTTCCATGCCATCATCGCTTTCTTTCTCTTCATCAAAATGATCTGCTTCAAATTGACCGAAGAAGTCTGCAGAGTCGTCGTAAGCCTGGCCATCGTCTGCCTGCAGATCTTCTGAGACCCGAGCTGTCGTTCCGGCAAGTTCTCTAATACGAGACAATTCTGCAATCTGTGGATCTTGCTGTTGTGGTGCCATTCTTTCTACCATTTTACGAGCAACTGATTCTGCCTGTTCACCGAACTTCTTGCCTACCATAGTGCATACGCCTTCTGGGCCTTTGGGGAATGTGCCTGAGTCTCTGTCATAGAAACTATGTAGGAATTCTGCCAATTCTTCAGTATTGAGCCTTTGTTTTCTCTTTTCAAAATCACGTTTGGGCTTGTCGTCTTTGTATTCTACATCTTTCATGGTCAACGGTGGTTGGCCCGATTTCTTGCGGTCAACCGCTGGTCTTTCATAATCTCTTGGATTATCGGAGTCAATGGCTTCCTGCGGTACTGGTTCCTCTGCAGGTACAGCCGCTGCTGCTGGATCAACTGGTGCTGGTTCCGCTTCCGGGGCAGTTTGGTCACCTCCTTGGGCTGCTTCCGGGTCATCCACCATGTCACCAAAATCCAATTGTTCTAATGCTTCAGGTGCGTTGAGCTCGAGCCATTCTTTGACCAATGGTCTCACACATGCATCTGGATCTTCTGCTGCCTGTTCTTTAATTCGTTTGTATAATTCTGGATCTTCAATTAGGCCTTTAAGACTTTCAATGGCATTAGTTCCATCGACGCCTGCTGGGAAGTGTTGTCCTACAAGTTCTTGTAGTCCCTGTAGTGCTGCTGCTTGTTCTTCAGGATCTTCACTGGTCACTGCACTGTCTTCGCCTAGGCCCATGACCCATGATTCAAATTGAGCAAATGGGTCATTGTCTTCTGTTTCAACCGTTAGGTCTTCGTTGTTGATTTCTTCTTGTGTCATAGCGACTATGTCGTCATAGCCTATAGTGCTTCCTTCTTTCATCAGTCTGTATAAGACCGGAAACACAGTTGCGATATCTTCTTTGAATGATCTGACCGTGAATTTTTGTTTGAAATCCTCAACTACGTCTTGAGGTATTTCTTCACTATCATAGGCCTGAAAGTTTTCTTTGTATGCCTCATAGTGACTTTGTTTGCTCAATGCCTTGATTTGTTCGCGTAGTCCGTTTAGATATGCAGACGACCGTTCAACTACTGAGTTGGTATCTGAATTCATTAGGTCATTACGCACCACGTAATTACCGAAACTCTTGAGTTGAGCAATCTCTTCGCTCATTTTGGTAATGCTTGCACCCAATTCATCATAGGGCAAACCACCGTTGGCCACATGGCGCTGCATGGCTCTAGCACCAGCTAGATGAATAAAAGGATATTTGAATCTTTCACCGTCTTGATTTTCAACAAACAAGGCACTGATATTTCTAGTTCTAGCACCTGGTTGGGTGTCATCCATCACTGCTTGATTATGTTTAATGATCAAACGTGTGTCCATTAATTTTTGATAGCTCATTGTTTTGCTACCATACATTGAGCTTTCACTCATTATGTTTTCACTCATTCTGCTTTCTCCAACTGGTTTTTGTACCATATTTGTCTGTGGTTTAGGTTGTGCGTTCTGACTAAGGAATTGATAATCTCGTTTGTCAAGATTGTCTTTGGCAATGTCTCTAGTGTCAAAACTTAATAATCTGCGTTTGGCAAATTGACGTAGTTCTTTTAAGAATCCGTACCAATTTGTTTTTTGTCCATCATCCATGCCTTCTGTAATTCCATTGGAAAAATACACTTTCATAGAGTTGGGTTCAGCAAGACTAATACTGACATGTCCTATGGGATTCTGGCCTTCTGTGTAGTCAAAATCAAAGAATCTTGCCTGTTCCGGATTAATAGTGATCTCACCGGTTTCTGCGCCTAGTTTCAGCCCAGCGAAGCGGCTGCGTACCTTGTAGAATAAATCGGTGGCTATGTTGTTTGTTGCGTCCATAAGTATATTTATCAAAGACCCATGCTGACAAAGATCGGCATAGGCATGGATTCATCGGTGATTTTTTCTGTCATTTTATCGTAGATCTGCGGATCCCAATCTGCTAACACATCTGCCATGCGCATGATCAGCAGTGTTGAACTCACAAGGTCATCGTGTTCTCCGCTCTTGGCTTTAAAACCCAGCCCTGAAGCAATATATGTTTTTAGCTCAGATATCAACGGTTTACTGTGTATGGTCATCTTGTGATTTTCGATCATATTTTTTAACTGGCTGCAAGCGGATATCTTACTTCTATGCGTTGTGTTAAATCCTTTACGGAACTTGCGTATGTGTCCTTTGCGGATAGGCTCACTGAGAAACAACCCGTGGAAGTTTTCTTCACCTATGTCGTTGATCACTATGAGGGCAGATTCACCTATGGTATTGTTTTCAACACTGTAATACATGATAGGTGCACCGCCCTGTTCTTCGCCTCGGTCATGTATGTATTTCAGTATTTCTCTCAAGACCCTGACCTGTTGTTGCACAGGAGTGGTGTTATGATGCCATTCTGCTACCTGCACCATTTCAGGCATTTCATAGACCTGTATAGCTCCGTAGTCCCCACCTGTGCCCAAGCTGGGGTCTAGAGCTATTAGATATGTGGCTCTGGGATTGATATCTTTGTACCAACGAGTCTGTCCCATGTTCATCATAGGATCTGAACCTGCAAGTTCAACCAACTTCACAGAGTTAATTAGAGTTTCGTCATAGATCAAGAACTCGCATTCAAACTCTCTACGGAATCTCTCTTCGCCAATCTTGGCACGTTCTAATCTAGCCCACTCTTCATCTCTGTCTGGATGTTCCTTCCAATGTGCAAAGAAGGGAAAGAATCCGTTAACACCTAGTTTGGTTTCATTGCCGAAGTCGTCAAATCGCTTGTTGGCTTCTAGCCAAATCATGGCAAATTGATCTTCGTCCGAGTTGGGTGTTGATGTGATAATTGCTTTACCGCCTGTGGCCAATGTGGGTGATAATGCTGTCCAGAATTCTTTGGCTTTCTCAGGTGGCTGCACAAACGCAAACTCATCACAATAGATCAGCGAAAGAGATTTACCACGGCCTGTGTTTTCAGTTGTGGTAGTTGCTTGTATACGTGATCCATTGTCGTATTCAATGGTGTTTCTGTTGTATGAATACACCCCAGCACGAATAAAGTCGGGAAAATTTTCATAGGCGTATCTATAACGATCCATGATGTCTCGAGCACCTTCATACTAGTGTGCTGCTATCAATACCTGCACATCTGGCATAAACTGTGTATACCACAATAGATATGCCACTGCACATGTGGTCTTGCCCATCTGGCGTGGCAACATGGCTATGCATTCTTTGTTTGTGTGATATGCGTCAATCAACAATTCTTGAAACCCGTAGGGCTCAAATGGTATTGATCCTCTAGTAGGGTGTTGTATCTTGATAAAGTTTTTAGCAAAGTATAACGGACCGGTTACTGGATCCATACAAGCTTCTAGATGCTTGACTTCGTCGAGATTATAGCGTATCTGTGCATGGGCTTTCTTAATTAGATTGCCGTCTAAGGATTTTGACATATGTTTATTTAATGAAAAAAATAGGCTCCGAAGAGCCTATTTGATTTATTAGTTTATATTAACTGTCTATGGTTTCTGCTGCATCAACAAGGGTTACGGCCACGTCTTTGTAAATGTCCGCAAGTGAGTCGGGCAACGTAACAGTCAAAGATTCTTGTATTTCAGCACCTTGACTGCCATCAAACACTCTCATGCTTTTAACGTGATTGGTTCTGCCAATGGCCTGACCAATTTGATAGCGTAGAGCTTTGGCTGTTGTATCAACTGTAATTGTACCGTCTGTGGTAGCTGTAAATTGGAATGGTGTTCCAATTTCTGCTCTTGTGCCGCCCAATACGCCGTCTGCTGTGCCTGCACCTGCTGCACCTGCACGATCATATCTCACTGTAAAAGTCACTGCTGTTGCCTGGTTGTCTGCCACCGTTGCACCAGCACTGGTAAACTGCACGTCTTGAATCTGTGCATCAGCATATTTTTGTAGATTTTCGATAATGGCTAAGAAACGTTGATGAGCTCTGGCTACACGACGACCAATGGCTAATGTAGTTGGTTTGGTTGTAAATGCACTGTGATCTTGTGGGCATACCGCTCCGTTATCGTTGCCATCTGCTGTAGGATATGTTCCTGCACCACCAGACAATGTGATTACCACTTGATAAAATTCTGGTCTTAGCGACTCAGTTGAAATTTTAAATCCTGACATTATTTTGCTCCTTTAGCTTCTGACAATCTTTGAAGCAGTTCTTCTCGTATACTGGCACGTAGTTGTTCTTTGCTTTCGTAAGCACCAGCTGCCATGGGATTGTCACCGCGATATGGTTTGCCACTGAAGCTTTTCTTAGGCTTGTTTAGATCGTTACCGTCCGGAATAGCAGCGTCAATGCCTGCATATTCTGGCTCTGATCCGTTTAGTGAATTACCAAATGCTTCTTCTTTGTCTTTTTTCTTTTCCATGTCATGATCATCCATGTCATGGTCACCGTCGTCATCTTGATCTAGAGTTTTGATCAAGGGTTTTTCATCTGCGTGATCTTTTTCGTGTGCATCAAGATCTCCGCTGTTATCATAGTCGCTGTCCATGTCTGGCAGCATTTTCAATGGAGGTAGTCCGCCCATAGCGCCTCCCATAGGCTTGTCCATAGGTTCGATGCTGATAGAATTCATCGGTGCTGGCTGATTAATCATGTCTGGATTAACTTTGGTCATCAGCTTCATTAGTTCTTCGATGTTGTCCATGCCTTGTGCATTGAGATTTAAACTCATGCTTGGTGGCGGTGTGTCTGGTTTCTCTGGCATCGATGGCATGCTCATTGGCATAGGTGAGTCACCACAGGCTTCTGTGGCGGGCCTGTCTAATTCCTGCATTTTTGCCATTAGTTCTTGAAAGTTCATAGTTAATTTCCTTTGCGTGGATCTTGTTTGCCAGCGTTTGACATTGGACTCATAGATCCAGCTTTGTCTGTTTTTTGCTTGGGTATTTTATATTCAGCAGCAAATCCATCTTTGGTTCTCTGCTTGGCTGTTTTGCTTAAATCTTTAAGAAACCCTTTGTTAAAATCATCACCAAAATAATCTTTGTGTTTGATTTTTCCTGTGCCTTTGTCTAAATCTTGTTCATCCAACATGGCTTCACCGCTGGGTTCATCGTCCAGCAATACCTGATCTGCTTCTGTAGGCTCGCCACTGTTTCTAACACGGAAACAATCTTCATCAATGCCCATGGCTTTGACATGAGTAGCAATTTCAGGCGGTGTTGTAGGATATTCGCAGATCACTTCATATATAGTAACCTGCATGTTTTCTTTGCCTGGAAAATCTAAGGGCAATTTTTGTATAGGTGTTGTTGACAGCTTTTCAAAGGTCATAACCTTGCAACTGTCCAGGCGTGACTTTAGTGCTTCTTGGAATTTTTCAGGAACATCGCCCGCAACTTTGATCTTAAAGCTGTAAATTTTTTTGTTTTCGACGAGATATTCTTTAAAAGTTTTCATATGAGTATTTATGCTTTTCCGCTTAATTTTTTCAGCAGTTCGTTACGGTCTGTGATCACATAACCCTGCCCATTTATTACGTTGTTGGGATCTACCCCAGCATCGTTGTCTATTTTTAGTTTTTTCAGCTGCAGATCCACAGCTTTGAGTTTCTTTTCTATCTTGTTGCTTTTGGCAGTGATAGCGTTGCCCATCATTGAGCTAGCTACTTCAAATATCCTACCCGAATATCTCACTTCTACATTCATGCCTAGATCCATGAGATCGTCATAGGCCTGTTCTGCTTTTTTGGCAAGATTATCTAGTTCTTGCTCATCAAGATTTTCTAGTTCTTGTATATGTGGCAGTGTTTGCACGATCTTTTGCACTGCTTGATACTGATCATCGAGACTGTTGATTTCTTCATGCACAGGCGGTGGTGGTGCTGCCGGTTCAGCTTGAGATTCTAAATCAAATAGTTCTTCTAATTTTTTCGTCATATCATACTTATCTGTGTTTTAACCCAGTCTCTATATTCTACAGTTTTAAATTCTATATCTTTATTCACATACCAGGTTTCAAAATGACATTCACCTGTCCAAGATTTTCTTCTTCTAGTAGCAAATACGTTATTTACTGCAACTCTGTAGCCTTTACTATCTAAATATTCTTTTGCAGAATTACATGTTTCCAAAAATCCTTTTTCTTCTCGCCAATAATCGTCATGTTCAAAAGTAATACAGTCAAAAACAATACCCTGATCGATTACATTTTTGAGCACCTGCAATGTTAATTCTGGAGGATTAATGTCACAACTCAAATATCCCATTCGATCTTTTAAATTATACTTATAATTAACTGCGTCTGTATAATAGCAAGAATTACTTCTGATATTGTTCCAATCTTCTTTAAAATCTGTATTAAGTTCTAAACTAATACCAGTCCAACCCTGTTTTTCTAACAAAAAAGTATTATTCATTTTTATAGGATCTGCTGCACCAATCTCTACATATGATTTGTGATTACATATTTGAAGCGCAAAGATATCTTGACCAACCTGTGAATAATGCATCATTTTCTTTTTGATCCTTGATGGAAAATATCACCTTCGTTGACTACCCTAAATCTTAGTCCCTGCTGCTTGCACCAAGCTGTAGCAGCCTCCCATTTGGCCATATTTTTGATATACTGTTCTTGATTGTATCTGCTTTTTCCTACCGATTCTCTTAGGGTTTGACTCTGCGGTTTCACCTCAACGACTTCTGCATGCTTCTTGCCAGTTTTGTCTTTGTAGACCACAAAGAAATCAGGCACATATATTGTGTATTTGCCAGTCAAGGGATCTCTATACGGTATCTGTATGCTTTCGCTGGCCCAATTTTCTACACCTTGATGCTCATCCAACATGCGCATGAACACAAATTCCCATGAACTACGAGCCAATGGTGTTTTCTTGCCAACATACTTGGCAGGGTTTTTCATTTCAAATCGTCCCTGTGCGAATTTAGACATTAGGCAGCGATATTTCTAGTCTTATTGGTATTGACGTTTTGAGTTCTATATCCCAATATAGATGTAGGCACGCGATTGTTGTTGAGTATTTCTGCAACTATCTGGCTCAGTGAAACTCCTGGAAAATTCTTTAGTGTATCTAAGATTTGAAAAATAGGTGTGTTGTCGAGCTTGGCCTGTCTTAGTACCACTGCTGCAGAAGTTGAGGCAGCATCGAGATCAAATCCAGCCTGTTGGAAAAAGCTCACAGCAGCGGCGACATCGTTGGAGGGAAACTCTAGAGCAGATTCGCCATAGTTTTCAAAATATAGTTTGGTCGCTGCTGCGCTGTCTTCAATAGGTTGTGCTGGTAAATTAGTAGCCATGATTAATTACCTGTGATATTGCGTTGTCTAGCGTTGGTTGTGGATTCTGTAGTAGCACTTTTAGGAAACACTGTTCCGACAACTCCGCTGACTTTATCAATTGCTGTTGAAATATTTCCTGGGTTACTTAATATGTTAATGGCTTCGCTGGCTAATTGCTCTTTGCTGAGACTTTTGAAATTTTTGTAGGTGTTAAAAGTCTTGGCCAAGGTGCCTATAAAACCTCCGGGTGTATCAAACGCTGCTCCGTTACCAATACTGCCAAAAATCTGATCAAGGCCATCTAGTACACCACCCTCTCCTGTGAGTGTAGAAACACCACCTCCTGCCACACTCAGTGGACTTGGAACAGTGTCATAGTGCAAGGTTGCAAATCCTTTAGGTGTTCCCACAGATACATTGCCTGTGCTGTATCGCACAGCTTCGTATTCTAGAGTCATTTGACTTTCGTTGAATTCACCAGCTGAATAATCCATGCCGCCATGGCTCCATGATTTAATTCGAGGATTTACTAATGTGTAACCAACAAATCTTCTACGACTCATGGTATAGATAGTTACAGATTTAAAAAAATCCACGCTCTTGTCATTGTCTAGGCCATATCGAAAATTGTCTTTGTTAGTACCAGTGGGTCTATAATGATTGGATTCGTAGGCAGCGTTGGGATTATGCCTATCGCCGATGTAGTAGCCATAATACAAGGCCCACATGGCACTGATAACATTATTGCTGTCATCGTGCATGTTGATGTTTACTGGATCATAGTTTATCTGCTTGTATACGAGTTTTTTACGATTGTATTGATTCATTACTACCGAATCAAAATTAAATTTAGGAAGATCAGCACTCTTGACTAATAGGCCTGCTTCGTTCTTGTGTTTGGCACTGAATGGTGACATGCCTCGCACTGAATTATCCATTTCAAAATACACGTAAAACAGAAATTTGGTCTTTGGACTGAGCCGTAGCCCGTTGTCAACGAACAATCTAGTGGCGTGACGATAATCACTCATCTGACCTTTAGGTTTGGTCACACCCTCAATCAAGCCAGAACCGAACTCTGATAGGTATCTTGTGAATTTATTTGCCATACAAATATTTATGCCACAAAAAAAGCCCGATTTTTAGTCGGGCTATTTTGAAGATTATGATTAACCTTGTGCTGTAGAAGCGCCTGTAGTTGCTGCGCCAATAGTTCTGCCAACTGCTGCGCCAATGCCGCCTATTGGGCTCACTGCTGCTGCACCTGCTGCGAACTGTGATAGGTTGTCATAGACAATAGACAGAGCAACAGTCATATGCTCATTGGTGCTGTAGTTTGCATCACCATAGTCTGCATTTTGAATGAAGCATCCATATAGTTCAAATGTTTCTAAAGTGCTTGGTACTAGCAATCCGTTACCGCCGTCAAGAACTTCTATACGTGTGGTAAATTTGTAGTCAATGCCTGAACGTGCTGACGCCTGTTCCATGAAATCGAACTGCTTCTGGATTTGTTGCCCTACCATTTTCTGAACTTGACCACTAGCATCATCACGCAGTGTTAGAGTCACTGGTTCTAGACTGTGTCGACCAGCAAGTTTGACCTTGCTGTTGTATACGTCCAGAGCCATTTCTTCAAATGATACTTTTGGTCTTGTAACGTCCTGCACCTGTTTAGTAAGTTCAGTGGCTGCGGTAACTCCAAATCCCAACAGTGTAACTCTAAAGCGATATTTTAATTTTGGCATCAACAGCACTTGAGTGCTGCCAGCTGCGTTGGTAGTTGGAATACCAATGTTGTTAAGCGATGTAATTGCCATTTTTAAATTTCTCCTGTGTTCTTGATACGCAATGGAATGTAAATGAACTCAATGGCTTTCACTGGCTCTATAGCGATATCAACATAAAGTTCGTTGCGATCGATACGAGACGGAGTGTTGTTGCTTTCATCACACACAACCGCAAAGTCGTAGATTGCTCTCAAGCCTACCAATTCCAACAATAGGCTTTCTGCCGCTTGTTTGATTTCATCTCTGGTAATCTTGTCGTTGGGTTCAAACAAATATGGACGAGCCAATTTGTTCAACTGGCTACGTAGATATACTACCAAACGTGCTACGTTGATACGATCTAGTGCTGATGCATTTCTTGCACGAGTCTTTTGACCGTAGGCTACAAGTCCCACTCCGTTGAAGAATGGAATTGGATTAACCTTTAGTTCATATAGTGTATCACGTTGACCTTCGTTGAGTGCTACAGTTTGGAACTCGCCTGTGGCTGCATCAATATAGCCCACTGCTGTGGCATTAGTAATACCACCACGACGTGTGCCTGCTGGTGCAAACCATGGGAAACTGACATTATCGCTGAGTGCGATAGTTTTCAGCATCATATGACTTGCTGGAACCACTGCATTAGAACCACTTAGGTCAGTGGTAAATCCATTTGGATAGTATGTAGCCAAATATTCATCATAGGTCACAATACCGTCATCGCCGTTGTCTGTGACCAATTCTGCATTAGTTCCCCAGTTGTTTAATGATGTAGCATCTGCAGGTA